GTGATACAATGGTTTTGAGATTAAATATTTATTTTTAATTTTAATAATTTTCTTCTTGACAAGTACTTGAAAGTGTGATAGACTGGTTTTGTTAATTTAATTTATAACTTGAGTTTAATTCAAACGATTTGATTTTATGAGTGAAGAGATTCAAAAAACAAACAGCGCGGTTACAGGATCAGACGTTCGCAAGAACGAATCTCTGAAACTACAAATCGCTAACGCAATTGCGAAAGGAGAAATCTCTACTGCCGATGATATTGCAAATACCTTCGGGCTAACCTTCGAGCAATCGATGATGGTTTTATCGGATTCTCAGTTTATGAGCATCGTTGCTAAATTCACGAAGAGCAGAGCACAACTTGCATTCTCCACTGAGGGAATCAATCGTCTCATCGGGATGATGGGAAACGAAGATGCAAAAGTGAGACTATCGTCCATCAAAATGCTAGCTGAAGTTGCTGGTGTAAAACAAGTGAGCAAAGGAACAGACGTAAACGTAAACTTGAATTTAGAAAATCTTGTCAAAGGAGCAGAATCAAAAACTGTAGAAAAAACTGTATTTGAGCAATCGAGAGACGAAAGCATTGACATTGATTTCGAAAAGCTTTGATTCAAATGATTTGATTTAAGAAACTATGAACAGTAACGTGAAAAAATTATCTGAGATCACAGACGAAGACATTGCAATGAACTTCGATAAACTTCGTGTGAACTTCAAAGCTTACGCTGCTGTAAATATTAAAATCAAGAACAAAGCTGGTGAAGTTCAACCCTTCACTTTCAACCGAATGCAATTGAAACTTTGGGAGATGTTCCAGGAAGACAGAGCATCTGGAAATTTATTCCGATGGATGATTGTGAAAGAACGTCAAGGAGGAGTGACTACCTGGGTACTTGGATTATTCCACTGGCTATGCACAATGTCTTCGAACAAGAACGCATTGGTCTTAGCTCACGAAGAGAAAGCTGCACAAGCAATGGGAGGAAAGTTACAGAACTATTACCTACGCTCCAGAAAGATTCTTAAGCCTTCTGTTCGAAAAATGAATCGTGCAGAGATTCATTACGCAAACAGTCTCGAAGAATCAGAGAGAACTGGTAACGTTGGAATCGATTGTCACGTTGACGTAGCAACCGCAGACAGCAAGGGATTGGGACGAAGTTACACGTACCAGTACTCACTATGGTCTGAGTTTTGTATCTGGCCTGAAGTTGGAATTGACGTTGAAGCAAGATTACAAGATCTTGCAGCAGCTATTCCAGATCTCCCAGAAAGTATAATCATCATCGAATCCACTGCCAAGGGTGAAAACTATGGTAAAGAATTCTGGGATAACACAGACAATGGCTATAGAAAAATATTCATCTCGTGGTTATCCGACGATGAATATCGAGTTGAGCTACCGCTTTCTCAATATTTCGAGTTATCGGAGTTACCAGATTCTAAGTACGGTGATGAAACAGTTGAACGACAACACGTCCAGAAAGAACTTAAAATCTGGTATTCCAAAGAATCACAGAACAAAACTTGGTTGGAGCACGAAACAATGTGTCGTCTTGCTTGGCGTAGACGAATGATCGATACGAAGTACAATGGCAAGAAACACAGGTTTAAACAGGAATATCCCACTACGGTTAACGATGCATTTGCTTCAAGTGCAGATACGGTGTTTGATTATGAACGTTTGATCGAGATGTCAGAACAAGTCCGTAAATCAAACCATTTGAAAAAAACATTTAGGTATCAACACGATGATGGACACAAAGACGAAACACGAAAATTCTATGATGCAAAGTATGGACATCTCCGAGTGTACGAGAATCCAATCCCAGGAGCAACGTATGTCGTCGGTGGTGATGGAGCAATGGGTGTTCTCAATGGAGACGAGTCAAGTCTTGTCGTACTCAAACTTCCTAATCTCGTCGAAGTCGCTACCTTCTCGGATGTTATCATCCCGAATGAGTTTGCGGGAGTAGCAAACTATCTTTCCAGGTTATATAATCTTGCACTACTTGGAATTGAAATTAACGATCGTGGAGGATTTGCAGCTATTGAGAAATTAGTTCATCAGTACAATTATCCCAATTTGTACTATTCCACTGATCCAATGGACATCAAAGTTTCGAATAAAGTTCGATATGGATGGATTACGAATGACATTACTCGACAGTTGATGATCTCAGATTTAACTACGTTGATAAACAATAACCAGATTCATCTTCGTTCAGGAGAAATCATTGACCAATTGAAAACATTTGTGAAACATCCAAAGACAGGAAAGTTTGCTGCATCCAATGGGAAACACGATGATTTAGTAATTGCAACAATGGTTGCTGTGCAAATGGGTAAAGCTGCTCATATCAAACTTGAGAAACCTGTAACGAACTTTGCACCAAAAGGTTCTTGCAATTGGCATATCCAAGAAATGAAACGTAGATCGAGATTGATGTATAGATAATCAAATCATTTGATTTAAGCTTATGAACACTACGAAAAACATTAAAACAGAATTCTCCAGTAAGAACATTGCTCTGAAACACGAGTATGTTCCACCTGCACAACGTGAAAGAGAGACAAAGACAGGAACAGAAACGTATGGAATCTGGAGAAATAGAATCGAGACTACGTTAAACTGGTTAACATCTCGCTATTGGAATGGACATAACGAGTGGAAGAAAGCATATCAGATTTTCAAAGGTGATCATTGGTGGGATAAAGACGATATCGATCAAGCTTCGGATAACGTATCCGATCGAATCACAGTAAATATTGCAGGATCTATTGTCCAGAATCTTGTTCCTTTCATTCTCTCTCGTAATCCTGAGTTTCGTACTAAACCACGTAAACCAGAATCTAACGTCTCTGCAATGCTTCAACAGGAGATTGTGAACTATGAATTTCAACAACAGGAAATGATTGTTGATGTTGAACGTTGCATCGAAGATTTCATAATCTGCGGTAATGCGATTATGAGAACTGGATTTGAATTAGAAGTTGACGTACCAAAGAACAAAGAAGCAGGAGAAATTAACTATAACGATCACGTAAAATCTGAACGTCCTTGGATTCGTAGAGTTTCTCCATTTCATTTCCTATTCGATCCTGCTGCACCAGATCGAACATTGAAAACTGCAAGATGGTGTGCAGAGATCTTTTTCAACACGAAGCAAGATGTTCTTGATAATCCGAGATACAATAAAAAACTTATCTCTGAAATCAAGGCTGGAATTCAAACTCTTGTTTGTCGTCCATCACTTTCATACGTTCAAGGTGGAGGAGTTAAGGGTTTGAGTTTAATGGAGACTACAGAGAAACCAAACAATAGTTCAGATATTGTAACCCTTTACGAAGTTTGGGATAAGAAGTTCAAGAAATATTATATCTTTGCGGAGAACATTGAAGAACCATTACTTGAGAAACCTTGGCCTTATGATTATCTCAATGGGTTTCCTTATGTGATGGAGAAATACATTAACATTCCCAATGAACCGTATGGTGTTGGAGTTTGTTATGCGGTCAAGGACCAACAGTTTGAGTTGAATCGAGTAAGAACCTCGATGTTTAATCATCGAAGGAGATTCAATCGAAAATATGAAGTTGTTGCAAATGCTGCAAACGATGAAGGAGAATTGAATAAACTTGCAGATGGCGAAGATGGTGCAATTATTCTTGTGAAACAAGCTAATGCAATTCGTCCCATCCCTGATGCAGAACAAAGCGATGATACTTTCAAGAACGAGCAGATCATTAAACAGGATTTGCAAGAGTTAACTGGATCTGATGCTTTACTTCGAGGAGGAAATCTCCCATCCAGGACGACAGCAGGAGAAGTTTCAACAAGAGCAAATATCTTCAGGATGAAACTTGAGACCAAAGTTGGAGCAGCAGATAGATTTATTTTGAATATTGGAAAGCAGATTCTTGCTCACTGTAAAGCGAATTACGTAACCGATCGAGTTACAAAGATTGTAGGGAATGAGGGAGAGTATTGGGTACGATACAGTTCTCAAGATATTCAAGACGAAGTTGATGTGTCTATGGAAACTGTATCTGCACCTAAGATTGATCCACAAATTGAAAGACAGCAAAGATTACAAGTCTTTCAAATGGCAACACAACTTCTGCCATTAATTCAGGCAGGAGCAGTTCAAATGAATTTGAATGAGTTGATCAAATGGGTTTTGGAGTCATTTGGACAGAAGGATATGGGAAGATTCTTTCCAGCAGCTTTAGTTCCTAATGCTCCATTGGTTCAACAACCAACACCAGTTTCTCAAGGTAATTCAAATGGTTTGAATCAACAACAACCTACTCCACCAGATCAACCTATGTCTGTGCAGGATCTACAGAAAACTTTTTCTGGTGGAGCTATTACAAACGCAAGCGGACTACAACTTTAATTTATTGGAGCAATTATTATGTCTGAACAAAAAGATAGAATGTTACAATTTTTTGAATATGAACATCTTCCAGAAAAGTTGAAAGAAGTTAGTAAAACTTTTCATACATTAGCGTATGAGATTGTTGGAACAATTCCAAGTAATCCAGAACGTACAGTTGCGTTGCGTAAACTTCTTGAAGCTAAAGATTGTGCAGTTCGTGCAGTTATTTATAGGGAGCAATAAAATGGATATTAGTGCTATTATTTTTGCGTGGATGATTTCGATGAATGCCTTGTTTGCGCAAGGCTATTCGTATGACTACAACAACAATACAGTTAATCCTCCAGTTCAGACGCGAGAACTTAGGACAAACACGAATCGTATGTATCGATACGACTACTAATACAAACCATTTGAAATAGGAGCTATATGAAAAAAAGTATTCTCACAGTTTTGTTTGTTTTTCTGTTTTCGCTTAGTGTTTACGCCCAACTTCCTGGGATTGCTGCTGTTGACAGCCTTGCGTTTTCTGCTGATATTGCCAATCGTGGATTAGTTACGATTTTTCCCACTGGTGGAATTACGTTTAATGTTCCGAATGTTGGTAATACTGGTGGAAGTTATCCTGATGTTCGTTTGATTTCTAGACCCGCTGGACAGTGGCAGGTTGATTTTGGTCCTATTAGTTTGTTGACTCCTGGACAAATTAATATTTTTGCAGATGGGTATTTCTCAGTTCCTCCGAGCGGTCCTGTTCTTTTGTCAGGAACTTTTACTGATGTTTATCTTCAAAGAAATATTGGTGGAACGTGGACGGACATTAGTACGGGAACAACACTTACGTTTAAAAATGCTGTTCCTCAGTTCTCCATTGTTACCGGGTACATTAATGCTGATTTGTATGCGTATACCACTGGTAAAGGTTCGTCGTACTACGTGAAGAAAGTTTTGGATGGTCAACCGAATCCTAAAACACTTAATGGTGAACCTACTATTCTTGTGTTTTATGTGACAGGAGCACACGATTATCCTTTGCCGTTTACTAATTTTTATCAGCTTTGTCCAACAACTCTAAAGGTCAATGGAACCATTACCAATAATCTTATTATTTATAATTTTGTTGAAAGTGGTTATCCTGGATTACAACAGTTGGCAATTGAAGTTCCTTCAACAGTTACTTCAAGCACTACGTTTCAACTAGGAACGGCACTAAACCAAGTTTGTAATGGTTTGCAGACTCCTAATTATGGACAAGCTGCAACTATTCCTAATTGGCAATAGCTGCTTTATCATAAGCTATTGAATTATATGGAGAGTTTGCTTACTTAAACTTTCCTAGAAAGGTAGGGTAGCACTATCCCACTCTACGAGTTTGAATGTCCTGTACACGGTGTGTTTGAGGAGATATATCCTGTCTCCTCAAACATTGAATCAACAGGTTGTATTTATCAAGAACAAGGTCAGACTTGCAATAAGAAAAGTCATAAGATCATTTCATTAGTTGCAGTTCATCCAGATAATATGTGGTCTGGTGTTCAAACAGACTTTGGATATTTTACATCCAAGAAACAATATGAGGACGTTATGAGAGATAAGAAGATTGTGCGTGCTACTCCTGATGTTGTGTCAGAAGTTCAACGGAAATCAGAAAGACGTAAGGTTGAAGCTGAACAGCGTAGAGATAAGATTGCACACGATTTAGCAGTTGAAGCTTTACAAGGGGTAGAGGTTAGTCCTGATAATGCTCATATTGTTGGTGATAAAATTGCTCAATACCAATCACGTACTGAGTAGTGTATTAATAT